TACCACCGATCTTCTCCGTCCCACACACCAGTAACTTCTTCGTCCTCTGGACTGACAATAATACCAAACGGAGACATCTCTTCTTCCAATTCATGTATTTTCTTTTCATATATTTCAGTTCTAGTATCAACATCTGTTAAATCTTTAAAATACTCTTGTCTCGTCAACCAACCAAAAAGGACTAAACACATAACAAGATCATCATTATGACCATCATCTGCTTCATATGATTGTTTTTTTGCAACAAATGTGGTCAATTCGTTTACAATATCCATATCTTCTATGATTAGTTTATCTTCCTCCACAAGGCTTTTAAGGACTGAACATCCTAATTTCTTAACAACTGTTGTTGTTCTAACACCAAAACGAATTCCTCCAGAACCAAATCCACCACTTATAGTTTGGCCTTTCCTCCCCTTGTTTGCACACATGAGAACATGTTCATATTCTAGATCTTCATGAAGAACATCTGCAACCTGGCCACCGATGTCATTAATTTCAATTAAAGCAAATGCACTATTATATTGTTCACATAGTCTCTTAATTACTGTTGGAAATACCATAGGAGAGATTATATTGTTTCTATATTTTGCAACAACTCTATATGGTGGATCTGATATATCAACTATACAAAAAGCACTATAATCTAATCCCTGTCCTCGTGCTGTATCAACAGTGCAAACATAAACATGTCCTTCTTTTGGTTCTTCGTATATAGAAAGACCTTCTTGATTCTTAACTATAGGAGTAATCCACGCTAATGATTTTAATTTATACGAACTGATTAAAGTATTTTGTGAACCGATGAAATCACATTCGAATTCTGATTGAAACTGTTGTTCACTTGTATTTCTTATTGTTTCTTTTTTCCACTCTTCTCCCCTAAGAGGACCGCCTGGATATAAAGGAACTTGTTGCCAATGAACTTCAATTGGAACATATTCATTCTTTCCTTCTTCTCCTACTTTTTTTGTAGCACCTCTCCAATAATGATAGAACATATTAAGTCCATTCGGGGTTGAAACCATAAGAACTTTAGTTGTTTGACCAGAAGTAATTGTTGGATATACAGAACTAAAGAATTCCTCTGCAATATTTTGAGGGACATGGGCAAATTCATCAAGAAAAATCATATTGAATGAACCACCACGAATTGCAGATGCAGAAGTAGAAGACGCTACGATCTTAGATCCGTTTTCTAATTCAACAGATCCTTTATTCCACTCAATAATACCTTGTTGTAACCAGAGGGGTAAATATTCGTATGCTAATTTTAATCTACTAAGAATTTCTCTTGCAGTTGCTTGTTTGTTAGCAAGAATAGCAACATTCATGCTCTGATTAAAAAGAATATAATGTAAAATATAAGCAACAACAGTGGTAGACTTACCAGACTGTCTTGGTAATTTTGCAATAACAAATCTATTATTGTGAATTATATCTACTATCTCTTTTTGATAATCATAAAGATTAAAAGGAACTAAGCCCTCGTCCAAAGATACTACTTTAATATATTTTTGGATAAAATATGATGGATCTTGAGAGCATTTAATATATTCTTGAACTTGCTTTTTTGTAAATTCAAGTTCAACGCCACCCGCCTTTAAGTTTGGATTGCCAAGATATCCAATCTTCTTAGTCGTCATCTACTTCCTCCGCTTCAACATCAATAATATCATTATACTTTTGAGTAAGTACTTTTTTGGCACTTCTAGATTGATTAATCAAGTCTTGAAGATCAGAAGTAGACCCAACATACAAAGCATTTGTTGTGTTTGTGTTGATAGTGACTTCCTCTTTATTAATGTCCTTCATTTGCTTGTGTAAACCAATCAAATCTTTATTTGCTTCAGATACAGTTTTTATCATTTGAGCAGCAACTTCATATGCTCTTGGAGAATCGCTGTCTAAGGCAACATTCAAAATTCCATCGATTGCACTTTTTCCAGTATCAATTAGATCTTTTAAATTACCCCTGACCTCATCATAGTCCTTCGGTAAGTCTTTGTTTGTTTCTTTTTTTACAACAGGAAGATTGTCTTCTTTTTTAATAATAGATTCATCCGAATCATACTCAACATCTAATGCTTCTGATATTTTTTCATTTGTTGTTTTTTTATTGCTCATTCAATTCCCCATTATTCATTTGGTGCAGGTGGATATCTATATGCACCATAATAAGTATTACCATAAGTATCTATATGTGTCCATCCATATGTTCCGCCAGGATCACCACCTGTTGTACCACTTGTACCAGCAGAATATATATTTGTATATGTTGTGTAATCACTAATAGACGCTCCAGCAATTCCAAGTGTAGTATCTAAAGAAGCACCACTAATACCGACATCAATTCTAGACATAGCACCAGTTGGCCCACTCGACGACCATTGTTCATCAAACAAATTAAAGAATGTTGTTTCTGTATATGCAATAACATGATTTTTCTTAATCGGTCCATATACATTTCCTTTAACTGTAAAAGAAAACTCAGTTGTTATGTTTCTTCTGGTATCAAACTCACCTTCATAGTCTTCTTCCATTGATACTGTATTTAATATAATAGGAATATCAACCTTCTTATGAACATCATTAAAATTAATAGTAACATTAAACTCAGGTGTGAAGTATGGTAAAATTTGTTCCATTATCTGAAGAGAATCGTTCATGTGTCTAACAAAACCATATAACGATATATTAAAATTATATGGAACTTCAGTGTAGTTATACCTCATATACTCAGCAGATCCACCCGCAACATGATTTCTTCTTCTCTGAATTGTATTTCTTTTTCTACCACCATCATAAGAAATATCTGTAATATTAAATCCTAATATTGGAAGTGTAATTAAAACCTTTGTTGAATTTGATATAGAACTTTGCTGTTCTATTCTTCTTAAGAATTTCTCTTTTGGACCATATGATAAAGGAACCCTATGGTATTCAACAACACCACTACTGTTCGTTTTCTTTAACTGTATATTATTAAACAGAGAACCAAAAGCAACTACTACTTTTCTTATAGATTCATTGTAATATGAAGTAAACATTAATAGTTACCCTCTGAGAAAGGATCTGTCTCTGTAAAGTCAAAGATATTATCTGAATCACTAATGAATTCTATATCTTCATTATCACCCATGATGTCACCATCTTCTGGTTCCTTAATAATAATTGTTGTTGTTTCCGTAGTGCTAGTAAGTTCATATTCTGCTGTAGACTGAGTTCCCATAACGCTATCTGTAGTGCTTCCAGTAGAAAGAGTTCCAGAAAGATCACCAACCGTTAGAGCCTTATTTGTGGCATCCCAATCAACAACAACACCAGTAACACTAGCATCCGAGTATATACCACCAGTTGCTCCAGATACTTGGAATATACTTTCTCCAAGAATATAATCTGTTGCAGTGCTGAGTTTATTGCCCAAAGTAAGTTTAATTGCATATTCTTTTCTATCATCTTCTACCTTATCGATAACAGTAATTCCAGTATCAAATTCTTGTTCTTCCGAATAACTGAAGACTTCACAAGATAATCTGTAAGTATAAAGGGCGCCCAATTGATAAAATGGGTTTTCGTGTTCCACAAAATTAATCTCAAACAAAGTACCACTTAATGGAAAATAAACTAAATCGCCTTCTCTTGGTCGATCAATTCCTTCATATGTGGTTACATCTTCTGTAAATCTTTTTCGTGATACGATTAATTCCATTCTATCTCGTATCTCTAAACCATACCGTGATATAATATCACCTTCGCCCTCAAACCCATCAACCGACTGAACATACATTTCTAGATGATAACCATCATCAAATTTTGATAATGTGTCTTCTCCAAAAAGTTTATCTTTTGTAACAATTTCGCGAGGAATGTATATCATATCCCTACCCATTGTTTTTATAACTTCAATGGTAAGATCTTCTACGGCGTCTTGCTCACCGCTATAGTCTCGAAAATACTTATTTCTAGCCATATTACTATCCAATCATAAAATCGATTGGTAACTCATATTCCAGTTGAATCTTTTCTTCAATTCTTATAACTTCTTCGTTTGCTTCAGTAAATAATTCTGCTCCTCGAATTGTAACACCGCCTGGCAACTGTACCCCTTCAAATTTTGATAAATTAGAACCCCATTGTCGTTTGAGTAATGCTGTCACATATTCTTTTAAAAGTTTATCATTAAATATTTCAGGATTAGCATTTGCATTTATTTTTGAATATGCTTCAATTACTAAAATATCACCAGCATCAACATCCGCACTCCAATCCATATCAATAAATAACTTATTTGATACTTTATTAAAACGAATCATTTTTTCAGGATCAAACATTTGTTGAACCAAACTTATAAATCGTTTTGTTGAATCATAACTTGCCATACCAAGAGCAGAACTATAATGAAGATTTCTGTTTATTCCAAAATAATCATTTAACGACATTTGATATTTAATATTAAACATACTATTTACATTACCACCAAAAGGAACAACCTTTGTTACTGCTAATATATTTGATCCGCCTGGAGCAGCAGTATAGCCCGCACCAGCAGTTAAACCACTGGTGTTAATATACCCATTAGTTATATCATCACTAGTTACAGAATGTTTATAGTAGTGTCTCTCAACACCGTCAAAGTGTCTTTCTGCAAACATATCCAACGCATCATCTACTCTTTCTACTGCTTGTTGCCTATCTACATTAATATCAACAACAGGCGAACCAAGTCGCCTAAAAGCATAATCTATAAGAGTATCAACTGAATTTGGATTGGACATACAATATTCTCCTTACCTACCCCATAATATGTATAACAATGGCAGGTAAGGAGAATTATAAATGGCTATTCTTTGCTTTCTTTTGGTTTTGGTTTTTCTGGTTTTTCTGGTAAAGAAACCTCAACCTTTTCAACCCTATCCTGTTCCATTTCTTCGATATAATATCTTCTGGTAACTGGTTCTTCTGCTTCATCAATCGCACTTTGTTCATAATTAGTGAACCCAGGCATTTGAAGGGGACAATTTAAATTGGGGTAATCTAGTTTACTATATTCTTCGCCTTCTGTTTGTAGCCAAGTTCCTTTTCTATCACCACATCCACAGCCACCACAAATATTCTTAGTGTCATCAGTTTTACTCTTTGCTAAATATTCACAAGGAATAAGTTCACCACCATCACCAAAACAACTAATTACTCGTAATTGTTTTGTAAGTTTATCTGTTTTTTTGTTTGTAATTCCTCTAGAAATTATTGCTTGTGCATAACTCTTAGCCATTTTAATTTTTTCACTAATAGATTTCTTTTCTTCAGACATAATTTACTCCATTAAAAATAAGATACAAAATCATACCATAGTATATATCTCTAGTCAATAGGGATTTTAGTAATTACTTGACATTCCACCAGAACTTCTAGTAGATCCATCAGAAGTTCTTCTTGTTCTACTTATTATTGATTCACTACCCTGAGTTCGTGCATCCGTTTCCCGCGAAACATCAGTGACAGGATCTTCAAATCCTCTATAACCAGCCACTAAAATATGTTTATTGTCATGTGAATCCCACAACTCTACTAATCTATCAATCGCTTCTTTTGAAATACGAGTTCCTACAAGAGAAACTTCTAATAAATGTCCATCAGGATACCCATTGGGAGAAAATGCTGCTTGTTCTAAGAAACTGTCATCTAATAAAGTTGAATTAACATCAATATAGCGGGGATATCTTCCAACAACACCCGATTCAGAATTTGACGGTGATGGTAAAATTAAGGTTCTTAATCTTGGGTTGTTTGATAAACTAATATATTCTAAATTATTCATCATGTTGCCAGAATATTTATTTGTCTTTTCAATACCACAATTTAGAACAGCAAGATTTGATCCTGATATTCTTAGTGATCTAAGATTTATTGGTCTGTTATTTTTGGTTCCTATAGTAAAACTATTCAACGAAACAGAATCAAATATTATTTCTTCTAGAGAATTCGGTGATCCTATGTTTACCGAACCAGAAAGATTACAACCACTTGCGTTGAGATATTTTAATGATGGAGCATTAAACGAAAGATTACTAATATTATTATGAGAAATATCCAAAACTACCAATTTAGGAAGACTAATATTTTTCTTATCACTAAGTGTTTTTAGTTTATTGTTCTGTGCATATATTGTTTTTATGGTTGAAGAATATTCATCTACTTGTAAACTATCCTGTTTCATTAAACCAGAATTTGCAATTATAGCAGAAGAATTTCCTAAATTATTATTTTGAACCCAAAGATTTTCTAAAGATTTTAAGTTCTTAAGGTCTAGAATTGATAATGAATTGTTGTGAATATAAAGATTCTTTAGTTTTGAATAATTATGAAGTTTTAAGTAACTTATTCCAGAATCAATACTAGAATCCGCAGCAACAAGAGTCTCTAATGTTGAATTTATTGCTGTTAAGTCATTAGAAAGATGATATCCACTACCGTAAGAAGATTTCCAATTATTACAGGAATGTAAAGAACAACTACCCCAAGAATCAGGAAAGTTTGGAACCTTTCTACCATTTCCATACCTTGCGGGATTTATTACCAAAGTTTTTAACATTGGAACTGTTCTGGTATGTAATTTACTAATGAAATATGGTTCTAAAATATTTGTTGAACTCAAAGAATTGTCTGGTGTTGGATAATATCTTGTCAACCAAAGTTCTTTAACATCATTCTTAATAGAATTCCAATATTTTCTACTTACCCTTGGATCTTTACCTATAAGAAGTTTATTATCTCCCCTTCCTTGTATATACTGGAAACTGGTTGGATCTAGAGGAAAAGGAATTCCACTATCGGAAGTTTTGTAATATACTTGATTTGGTATTGCCGCAAATGGACATTGAGAATGATCATTTAAAATTGGTGCTTCAAATATATTTTTAAATCCTAAGAACGGAACCATAGAATCCTTGAATCCTAATTGCCATCCATCGATGAATTTTTCATACTTAATATTACCACTTGGAGGCATCCACGACTCTGTATATTCATAATTAACTTCGTTTCTAGAATTGGGTGTTGTTTCATTTTCTGTTGAAGATTCACACCCTCCCCCTTCACAACCAGTTCCATGATGCCAACAGTTTCCGCCCGCTGCTTCGCACTCATACCAACTTTCGGTATCATAACAGGTATTACCATCCAAACAACATCCACATAAACAAGGATTCCAGTTTGAATGCGGTTCTTCTGTTGCAAAATCTTTACTAACCGAATCGTCGGAAACCAAAGTAGTAGATTTTATCGTAGAAGATCCACCAACAACGGCATCACTTTCTAATATATTGAAATTTTTCTTATTATTACATTGATTACTAGAACAGAACTCTTCTAATTTTTCAATTCCCGTGGGGAACCACTTCCCTCCAATTTTATCACAATTAGTTTGATCGTCTATCCATCCAGCACAACATGGAAGTTCATCTTTTATATTTTCAGGAACGGCTGAATGTCCTGAACACAGTAAACACAATCCAGAATTTGTTGGACATGACACACCATTACAAACACCATCTTTAATATAAACACCACCAAGTTCTTCTACACAAACTTTTTCTGGCCATCTATGACATGTTCCGTTTATACAGCAAGAACCAAATGATCCTGATGACGAAACTGTAGTTCCATCAGACAAATCAATATAAGATGTCCTACCAAGTTCGTCACACATTGCTGGTCCAGTTGTATGATCAAAACCCAAACGGAAATATGAATTTCTTAAATTAGCATAATCTAAACTATTCCAATCAGACGGTGATATACTAGCAGCATTACAGAAAGGACAACCAGCAGCATCAATATTATTATTAGTCAAAACTGGATATGAATCTTCAAAGGGAGAATCACCATAACAACCATCAGTTGCGTAGAAGTTTCTAACTATCCAAGACGCTGAATCTTCTAAACAACTTTCATTTAATATTCCATCCCTACCTACACAATTATTATTAAATATATTGTGTGGCGATTTCCACTTAATCCAAGTTTCAGACACACCATTTACTGCATAGCCTGGGAATCCTTTACAGTCTGGTTCATCGTTGGAACCACCACAATAGAATGGTGAAGTATCCTTCGATCCACACGCCCAACCAGCAAGACATCCACTAAAGTTATTTGAAACACCATCTGGATCAACTGATACTACTGTTTCATAATCACCATAATTTTCAAAACCAGAATGAGTACATTTAGATTTTGGTCCTAACCATGTAAATTCAACATCTGGTTTAGCATCTGTTGGGTGTGTTCTCCAATATTCTGTTTTTGCTAAACACTCGTCTTCTGTTAATGAATCATAACACATGGGATATGCTGTTGATAGCGGATCACTCGAAGTACCAAAGCCACAGGCAACTTCGGACTCTGCCCAAGGTGGTCCTGGTCTATAATCCTTTTCGGTGTTTGTATTAAATTCACCATCACACCAACCAACACAACTACAACATGCTCCACGAAGATTATCACCAAGCATACAATTGTCTGCTATTCCGTCTGTTGAATCTTTATCCCACTCACCCGAATAATTATCTACACAATTTGAACCCAACTTACCAACAGTTCCAGAACCACCACACACCAAACCATCAGACCCTATTTGACCGCTATTATCACAGGAACCATATTGAGTTTGTTCATACTCACTTATCTGCAAACAAGAGAACAATCGTGTTGAATCATCACTATATTTTGCAATTATTGTGTTGCTTTCATCCGAGCAACAACAAGCAAATGTATTAGCCATACATTCTTGATAACCATAGGTCGAATTCCAATCACCACAAACAGTTCCTGGTCCTAACCATGTGGTTGGTAAACTAAGAGTTTCTTGTAAATTCCAACAACCAGCATCAGTTGTTATTTGACATGATCTTTTTGTTACATCTGTTGCATTCTGTGCTATACAACAAGCACCTAAAGTTCCAGAAGTTCCAGTAGTTTGTGATCTATTGAAATTACTTTCGTTTTTTTGTGCTGTTGCGTCAGGAATGTTTTCTGATCGCCTTCCACCCAACGATTCAAAGACTGTCTCGTATGGTCTTCCTAAACAACCATCAAATACTCCACCAATTTCTAAACATTCTTCAGCAGTTCTATTTTCTAATAATGTGGATTGCCAAAAACAATTTCCTCTGTTTCTGTTGAACGAAGATCCACAAGTTTCACAATCAAACATATGAGGATCTGTGATTTTCGTTGCAATAGAACTTGGTAATGTGTTGGTAATAGAAGTTGTATAATCAAGAACCTCTGAATCCTTGTTTATTTTATAGTTGGTATCTCTAGAATCTAAACATTTATTTGTTGAATTTATGTTTACATTACTTATTAATGATCTATTAGAAGTCTTTACGGATTTGTTTACAGACGCTCCAATTTCTATAGATCGACACTTATCCTTCAGAGAAGAACACGGTTCATTAAAATGTCTAATAATTTCATCTTGTCTAGGAGAGCAATCTTCTTGACTAAAACACCCAAGATATTTTCCATTACTTTTTTTCCACCTACAGCAAGATCTTGCTATATTTCTATCAGAACCAACCCCCTCATCAACACAAATTTCTTCACTACATTCTTCTTCTTCGTGGAAAAATGTATTAATAGAAGGATTGCTTTGACCCAATAAATCACAATCCAGAAGTGTACTTTGAACACAATTAATATATTTGCCATCGTTGTCAAAAGAACAACATGCGCCTTCTGGTCCTTGGGAACATCTTGTTTCTTCGTCTTCTTCATATCTTTCACAACAATCTAAACCATCCGCACATCGAAGTTCATCAAACGGTATACCCCCCTCATCTGGTATAATATAAACATGGTAGTACCACGCTGGTTGACGAGTACAACAATTCGCTCCATCCGTTCCTGTTCCCTCGGCCGAGGGGCAGCCACAATAGGGCGAACAATAGTGTGGGTGGCCCAAATCGCAATTACAGCCTGGATCTCCTTCACAATTACCCCAGCCTGGACAGTTTCTACATCTACACCAAGCAGAAGTTTCAAAGAAAATTTCACCATCATTAGATCCGTCAATATAGTCTAAATCTTGAAAACTAAATACATTCGTATGTCCCAATGGATTTTTCACATCATTATATTTCCACTCTGCCCAGACCTTTCGCCCATCGCCTGGTGTGAGGTCAGAAGCATACTCATCTGTTGAGAATGGTTGATCACTAACATGCTGTATTCGTATTTTTCCACTTCCGATAGATTTACATAATTCATAAAAATCTCTAAAGTCTCTTTCACATCCTTCTCCTGATGGATCTGAAGAAGGACAACCATACCCCGTGGGGTGTCCAGTCTCTTTATAATTGAGTTGAATGAAATTGACATTTTTTGGTTTATCTCGCTCTGGGCCGTCTCCTATCGAGTACAACTGAGAAAAGCCCTCATGGTCCATCGGGCCTGGCACCCCACCATTTTGAGGCCAAATATTTGTTCCACTTATCTTGTATATTCCTGCATATGCACGAATCATGTCTTGTTCTGTTAATGTAGATATATCCTGTTTATCACGACATGTGCCTGGATGTTGACCTCGCTGAAGATATCTTTTAATTTCAGGTGGGCCAGAAACACCTACATTTTCAGTATAACTTTTAAAGAGTCCTCCCAACCTTTCACAGTTGTTAATTGTGATATCATCAAGACAATTATAGTTTTCAATAAAAGTTCTACTACCATCAGAAGATTCATAATAATTTGGAACACAACAAGATCCTGTTTCAAATTCTTCTACATAACATCTGGTTCCATCCCACCAACCACCATGATCGTCAATAACATCACCACAGGTTAAACCCCTAACCCAGTTCTGTCCACCACTACCACCTGCTCCCACTGGATTCAAACAACTTCCACAAGTATGACCATCACCACAATATAAAACACCATCATATGGAGCAGTTCCAAAACAACATGATCCTCTTGGGAAGGAACAAGGCCAAGTAATACCACTTATAGTTTCATGATTACTTCCACAAGTACTTCCCGACCCACCAAAAATACCACCAAGTACTACACAATCACCAGCAGTATAACCATACTGAGCATATGTTTCGTGAGATTCTCCTGTTGGTCCTTTACAATATCCATCTATACAACATGCACCACGGTAAGAAGCAGTAAGACCTGTTAACTGACAATCATGTGTTGAACAACTCGTACCAGGTCCTCTTGGAACACCCTTTGTTTCTAAACATTCACATGGAGATAAATCTCTACAAGTTCCACCATCATAACAACATGCCATTGTGGAAGTACTAGTATTTGATGGTAAATTAACTCCACAACAATCTGCTTGAACACAATCAATACCTGTTCCTAGATATACTCCACCCCTACAATTACATTTCTCCTCATCAATTGCATAACAAAAACCATTAATACAACACGAACCCACAACAGAAGCGGCTCGGCTACCTTCTGCACAATCAATATCGTTGCAGTTTATACCATTTCCCATCCACTCCCCATCTGCTGCTGCACATTCAAATGGATTATAAAAAGGACCAAGACACTCACCATCTTTACAACATGCACCTTGTAGCAATGTTGGATCGATTGACCATCCTTTGGATCGTGTTCTAAACTGGATACTCATATTTTTTCCTGTATTGGTTCAAATATATCTATCTCTATTTCTCTTCATCTGCTCTAAGTGGGTTTAATTTTTCTTCATTTCCAATAACACGGTCGCAATTACACAAACCTTCATCTTCACAACAATCTTGACATTCTTCGCTCAGTTCACACCAAGCCTCAGCCACCAGATCAGCATATTCATCAGTAAGTGAAGGGTTATTACACCATTCTGAACCACCGTTATGCATTCTTGCCAATTCTTCACAAGTATAACATCCAGTTCCTTCATCACAATCTGTGTTTACAACATCACATTCTCCTGTACAAGTTCCTGCACACTGACAATCACCGTTTCTTGTATATCGACGATAATAACATTCAGCAACAAGTTTGCTTATTCTTTTTAGTTCTTTACAAGTCATACTACCATCACAGAAACTTCCCCAATTATAATTCTTGAGTTCACAACATTTTGGTTCAACCCTGCAAGACCATTTTGCATCATCAAAGAAGTCCTTTTTAATTTGCATTGGTCCACACGACCAACAATGTTCTTTTCTTTTTCTACAATCTGTGTCTTTTGTTCCCTTAGATACACATGTCTCTCCCTTGCAGTTCACAACCTCATTCCAATATGGATCATTCAACGGTTTATTGGAATCACAAATACCAGAACATGATTGTTTTGGATCGTCAGGATTAACAACGGGAGAACCATCAGCATTTTCACATTTACAACCACCCGATTCGTGTTCACATATTGCATCCAATAAACAATCCACACACGGACAACAAGTATTAATAGTTGTTAATTCTCCTTTTTGTTCTGATGTACCAGAACTTTTATAGGTATGAACAGTTGTTTCGTTTGATGGTTTTCTTTCTTCATATGAATCTCTTAACGAAAGTTTCTCTCTCCAAGATCCATTCAATACTTCTTTACAATAATCTTCTTCACAATCAATCACAACACCCATTGGTGTCATACAACTTCCAATATTTCCAGAAGACTTCGATTTTGTTATACTAGAATCAGACATAGGTTTAGACTCTAAGTTATGTAAATTTTCTATATTGAAACGACCACAAGATTCACCCACCGACACAGATCCACCAAGAGCAGTACCAATAAGATGTGTTGTATTCTTTGGACCAGAAATCTCTAAACAATTACCGTTTCCTAGAGGATTAGAAATATTATGTTCTCCCAAGAATCTTACCGCAGCAATCTCAATTTCATAATCGTCATGTGTACTATTACAATGACAATAATTTTTATCTGCTTGTATTGTATTCTTATTTACAGGGAACCACGGATATTTTGTTGCTGGATTTGATCCAGTTAAAGTCTTTTCAACAGAATATGCAAGAGCCATCAATTTAAACTTTTCTATTGATGTTCCATGAAGTGAAGACATTTCTGCAAAGTTCATAGATCTGTTTATTCCATGACTACCAACCAAAAGCATTTTCAAGAAATGTTCTTTGTCTCCATCTGGGAATGAATAAACAGAATCTGGAATCGCTGGAACAAATCTCTTAAATTCGTCATCATTTTCTGGTAAACCATATTTCAAAACATAATCATTATAATCATTTATTTTCTCACAACCAGTATCAGAACATATTATACCTGACAAGCGTACTTTACTTGCAGGCATTACTGGATGGAAATGTGGATCATTTGAATGGCGAAGTGAACGAGAAGGTGTTCTTCCACCCACCATATACTTTGCTTCTCTAGATAATTTGCTTGTCACTTTTGATAACGCTTCTCTTTCAAGATCGCCTGGAAATATAGCATTTTCATTTATATGACTTTTAATAAACGAAGACATATTATCAATCTTACCTTCTATTGTAGCAGATATATCTCCATGATCAATAATTGTAATGGGCGATTCTTGATGAATGACACCACCCTCTTGTTCATTAGACAACCACATCGCACAATTAATGCAGCAGGCCTGCTGTGGGGACATATGAAGACCCCAACTACACATGAATGTCTCATCAGGGCCCGCGACTGGCCAGTCGAGCCCACCGCAAGACTGGTAGCCAGGGATGGGATTGGGCTTCCGCAGATAACATTTTGCGAGGTTCCCCTCCTCGATATCGCAGCCCCCTCCCTCGGCGTTCATCAATGGAGCAGGACCGCATTGTTCCACCCATGCCTCGTCGTACTGATCCTGAAAGTCACCAAGGATTTCCCTCATCAAGCCCATCGATATGCCGCCGCCTGCGAGGCCGCCCTGATACGACGGGTCCATCGACTTGTAACATCTTCTCTCTATGATTTCCCCGTGCGCCCATATATAAGTGCAATAATTGAAGCAGTACCGCTGCGGGAGATCACAACCACAACATTTCTCTTCATCACACTGATATGCTGGATCATGCGGGTTTGGGCACTCGCAATGGCCACACGCCGTGAGGGGGTCCCCTTCGGCATCACAAGGAGGTACATTTATGGGGAAATCGTCACACACACCCCCCATTTGATCGGAGTGGTGAACAATCCACGGGAAACACTGACTACGCCAATGATGTTCTTCGTAGAGGCCCCCGCAGGTGGGGTGACCTGAATCCTCGCCCTGCATGTCCCCGCACCCAACAAACTGACCTCCAAGCGGGTTCCAGTTTCCACGAGGGAACGCAAGAATGCAGTCACCGCCAGGGCAGTCCTCACGAGTCGTAGTACGACAAGTAGGTACTACGCCGTCATCTACATCATAAGTTACCTGACAACATACTCCCACTGGTGTCTCTGCAACAACAGTGCTGCAAGGTGGAGTTTCGCCTTGATTACAACAACAACCAGCAATACAAGGACAGTCATAACAGTTGCCAGTTGCCGATCCTTGACAACCTGGCTCTTCCCATATATCGCATGGTGGTGGCCACCCAAAGTCACCATCGCAGTTGGCAAGCCCCGTGCCATCGCACTCCCGACACACATGACAGTCCACACATTCGTGGAAATCTGGTCCAGGCCAACCACCAGCCGACCAACAAGCAGAATTATGTTCAGAGCCGCCACATCCGCCGGTGGAAAATCTACCACAATAATTTTCACAACCTTCTTTGAGTCCGCCGCCTTCTTCAGGGGGTAAATAATAACTCCCAATGAGGCCTGGCCCCTCGACTGGACCAAATTCCGCACAACACCGCGCCCTATCATGCCTGTTCGCCCAAAAAGCACTTGGGCAAGGAACTCCAGTTCCTCCGTTCCAGTCACAATTTACTCCTGCGTCGGTGCCTCCTCCTCCTGATTGTGGTTTCCCACAACAAGCAATTTGACAGAATTTATTATATCCTTCATGGTTGGGAATGCAATCACCTTGACTAAATTCCCAATCGCCTGGATTGTTAGAAGCATGTCCGAAGTGTAGCCTAAACCAGTCATCGTAATTATCGTTATCTACACCATATGGCCATTCGCACCCCGCACCATCATCATCTGGATAACAATATGGTGGAGTCCCCATACAATATGCGCCACAGGTTTGGTCATTGGTTTCCTCGATGAAAAAGTTTAAATAATAATCATAAAAATCATTCATATTCTTCGCACCATCACATTGCCATCCAGGCAAACCATCAACACCGAGGAAGTCATCACCATCCATTGGACACCAAAGTAACCAATAATTCTTACAGGCAATTGGATGTTTTCGTACATCTCCGCCAGGATCCCATTCTCCAGTTGGCGTGCAGAGTGTCATGTGTGGTGGACATCTAAAATTTAGGCAAGAAACTACAGATTGGGGCTGGCCAACGATTCCACACTCCAACAATCCCTTCCAATGACATCTCCAACATTCTTTATTACTAGGCCAGCCCTCCCTGTGAATGTCTGGCGCTGGATCTTGACAACAAGGATCGTTTAATTTAGCACAATCCTCTTCGGTTAGATCGCTTCGTGCTTCGGCTTCAGAACCATCACCTTTGTATATACAACATCCTCCATAAAGTTCCGTAGAACAATCTACATGATTATCACACTCGTCTTCTCCACAACATGTACCATCACCTTGATATGTGTGACTGCCAGGGGGCCAGCCAGGAATATTAGTACATGATTCATAATCATGATGGGATCCCGCACAACTTCCATCAATATTATAACAACATGCTCCTGTGGGTGGGGGTGGACACTTATAATCGTCTACGCACATATTCCCATACGACCATGAATCCCCGCCGGCGATATTGAAACAGTCATCATAGGTCAGATCATCAATACAATCCCCTTCCCAACTACAACACGCTGCAATCTCGTCGCATTGACCTTCACATATTGTATCATCTCCAAGATAGGAACCACTGTCTATATTACATTGATCTTCTGTGACTGAAGAACAGGTTATTGACCCCTCGGGCCCATGACAACACGCTCCCGTAGGTATAACTGGTAAATCACAATCGTCTGGATCAGCACAATCCCCTCCTTGCAGCCAATCTCCACCAAGATACTTACACGCACCCTGACCCAGAGATGGGTAGCAGGCAGGAACTGGCATACAATCAGGACAACAACACATACCCATATCTTCTGGATTCTCATTACACTCACAGTTTATATCACCGCCATCATCTGGACATACAGAACCATGTCCCATATATACTCCCGATCCTGTAAAACAGGAAGTTCCTGATAAACAATCTGTTGGATTTGTTCCACCCACACATTCGCCATCAGAACAACAACACGCACCACTATGATCAAGTGAGTCACAACAATCAATATCAAAACAAAATGTTCCATCTCCTTGATAGATACCATATTGACCTTCTGGGTTTTCTGAACACTCAAAAGCAGAAACAAGATCACTACAAGTAATAAACTGATCATTGTCTGCAAATCTACAACATGCTCCCACTTCGCCTATATCAGGATCGCATGGATCTTGACATGGATAATTTGGATCACATGGAACAGTTCTAAAAACACCACCAAATGCTTCACAGAAAGATTGTAATACGGGAGATCCATCAGGCATGGAGTCAACACAGAACGGATCACCGTTGTCATCGGTATTAATACAACAAGAACCAACTGCGGGCTCTGCCCCACATGGAGTACTAGTACATAACATATTTTCAAAAAACTCATATGGACATTCGCTTTCTAATACAAATTCAGTACAACTACCAGTTCCTTCAGGTGGGGCATCACAACAAGCCCCATAAGAAACAGTTCCATCATCATCACTAGGAAGATTATAACCAAATCCAGAAACAGTACAGAACCAACTATTTCCCTTATCATAAGTTAAACAATTAATAATATCCCTTCCCGAAGTAAATTTCATATCTTCATTGAAGTAAAATTTATTCGAGAAAGATATACCGCCAGGACCACCATCAATAATAAGAGTTACATTTACACTTTCTCCATATTCAGCAGTTGTTCCTGATAGGTCGATCCATTCTGGAGCATATGCAATTGGTGCTTTGTTTGTTGGATAATCTACAGTAATTTCAGAAAGAGCAAACGGAGCATAAATGTGATGAACATTTCCGTCTTTTGTTTTAATTGTAAACGGAGAAGTCGTTCCTGTATGTGGGTTCCCGTGTACTTGATAAAATTCTGCGTGATTTACATATCGAGTACTGATAGTTCCCCATGTTGATCCTATTGTTCCTTCTGAAGTAACTGTATCTGTAAAAGTAAGACCAAAAGCATTTTTAACATTCTTTTTATCAACCAAGTAACCAATATTACCAGTACTACCAACAACAGTTCCATAAACACTTCCTGCATCGGGACCACTAATACCAAGTGTCCAATATGTTGCACCTGTACCTAATCTATTTGCATCGTCTTGATATAATCTTAAATCACCACTGGGACCTATTGTTCGGAAAGATAAAGTTGCGCCACTAGGACCATGAACACTGCTTGATGCCCATGTAATTTCTGTTGGTTCGTATATAGTGGTAAAACCAGCACCAGAAGTAAGAACATCCGCAGTAGTTCCAGTAACCATACCCGAAGGGCCAGTAAATGCTCCTCTGGGTATTGCTTGTATTTCATCTATATCATCTCTATTTGGTACTCCAAATCTAATTCCCCAATAACCATCTGTTTCAATATCATCAAAGAAAGTACCAACAATAGTCATTCCAGTTGCACCAGTTGTACCAGTCGCACCAGTTGCACCTGTTGCACCAGTTGGGCCCGTTGGGCCAGTAGCACCTGTAGGTTCTGCACCTGTTGCACCAGTTGGTCCCGTAATACCAGTTATTGCACTAGTATGAAATGATAATGTGAATCCAGTCATAATTTTATTGGTTCCTTATCCCATATATTATATAGTCAACTATAATTAATATCCAGAGCCACTACCAACACCACCACCACCCAACACAGGGCCCTGATCTGTTGTGATTTCATCCGAAGTCCCACTTGATGTACTTGGTGCCTTGGTTTCATTTTTGGTAGCACTTCGTCGTTCCACACCACCACCGCTCGAACAATTACAACAGTTTGTTTCTATTGAATAACTACCCCTACCCCTTTCGTCTTTTCTATCAGCACTTTGTTTTGGACAATTTTCACAAGCATTTTCTTTATCTGAATAGTCAAAGATTATAAATTTATTACAGGTTCTGGTTTCTCCTGCCTCTGCCCATACCTTTCCACAACTACAGTCGCCAAAATCACATTTAATTGGACTAGAAATAGCACCAACTTCCATAAGACAACCATTAGATCGAGGACGACCGTTGCATATATTATCATCTGGTTTTGAATCTTCAATATCGTCGGCCCCAAGTATTTTACTCCCAATCCTAATACCAGTATATGATTCCCAACAATTGTTATTACATGGTGCTGGAACTTCAACAAAACAATTACAAACTCTAATCCAACATTTAGCACTCCTACTATTTTTTCTTTCAACTTCTTCTGGGTTGTTGATTTCAAAACATCTAGTATCTTCATAATTATTAATACAACAACTACAATTATTGGAATCTTCTTTTCCAGAACAAGTTGTATTTTTTATATTACTACAGTCACAATCACTTGACCAACAAACATCATATAATCCTCTCTTTGAATTACATTCTGAATATGAGGTACAAGTGCATCGTCTTAAATCACCAGAAGAATATCCAGTATGTCTTGAACCAACAACACTCGATTCTTTTCCGTTTTTAATATATTCACAACAACAACCAACTTTTCCTTCTGATGTATTTTCGGGTGCTAGTTTTCTACAATCATTTTCAAACCGAGAATAGAAACTAATTGTTGTTGTAAATTCTTTATATAATTTTGTATCTTGTTTTTGTGTTTCATTATTACATAGACAAGCATTATTATTAAACAATGTTTGTATATTTTTAAGTTGTTCATTTTTTGTCTTACTTATACAACGATAATATATCTTTGTCTTTTCGGATAAATTTCTTCCTTGTGTTTTTTCTTCTGCTGTATGAGAATCAATACACAATATTCTCATAGTTTTTGCGACATCAATACATGCCTTTTTACAAGAAGAAGTACCACCAATACAATTATTACATTTTTGTATATTTTTTATATACTGTTCTTCACAAGAAGCAATTTCATTTTCATCTTGTATTTTTGTGGTTAATTGAACATTCTTATTAACCATCGATCTAAACTTAGAAACTTTTGTATTTTTATCTTTGGATGTTTTAGTAGTAGATGTTGTTTTTTTGTTGCACATTTTACAACAACCTTCTTCTGCCTTAGAAATTCTTTTTGCACAAGAAACCTTTGACCAACTTCCACCATAAAGACTAGAACATCTTTCACAAGAAATCTTTGAAATACATTTTTGCATTCCAGATTTTGAATAACAGCAAGAACCATTTATGTCTGTTGGAGAGCAAAATGATCCTTTTCTTTTCTTTCTTTTTTTCTTTCTTGAGAAAATAAAATCTGTCATGAAATGTTCCTTACCCTATATTATCCATCTATATTATCCACATTGATCAACACACCAAAATCTCCTGCTCTCTTCTGACGATATAGACATGTGTTTGGTTTTCTTGGATTTCCAAGAGGTTCACCACACGAAGTATAGTTGCTTAAAATACCAGTGTCTAGCCACGGAACTTCACCATCTCGTACTTCACAATAAGTACAATCACCACAACAAGAGGTTGTGTCTGGATCAAGATAGCATTGATCGCTGTCATCACAATCATCATTATAACCCAGGCCTCGTGGACAACCACTTAGATGCCAGCGAATAGGCTTTGCATAATCGTAAGATGGATTTCCATATATACCACCATCGTAATTCATCCAAGGGAATGGTGCTTCTGGTACTATATTGGCTTCGTTTCCGTAGTTGTTCCAGGCCAAATTCAATCCTCGGTTCACAACATCTCCACTTCCTGCCGAACATTCTATAGTACTTAATCTACTATCAGGAAGGGGAGAAAAACCATAACCCAACAATAATTTATTGAAACCATCATCTTCGTTGAGACAAAGGTTCTTATGGTTGGGGAAAGTAATCTGACATAATCCTGATGGGTTTGTATCATCCTCACCAAGAGTACCCCACAACTTTGGACAAGTATCTTCGTTTAAACAAACTCTTATTGTGCCACCCCAACCACTTCCAACAGACCAAAGTTCCTTTGCTGCTGAATGTATAGTACTATTCCAACCACACAATAGACCAACAAGATGAGAGCAATTTGTAAATGCAACAGGCGTAGTATACGGCCCTGTATATACAAGGCTGCCAGTCATGTTATAATCAATAATATCGGTGCTGAAGCCGACACAGCCGTCTGGCGGTGAGCAATACTCGCTGGGACAGTTGTCAGTATCAATTGTCCTCGACCAGTTCCAACAATTCGAAATCATCTGAATGCGGAACCCATCCACTAACTCCCCACCATTATCTGTATATTCC